ACGCATTAAATGCACTAGAAAATCTGTTAGCCATAATAGTGTTTATAATACAAATATACTAATTATATTTAATATATTTTTAAACATTTATTTAAAGCAAAAACCCTACTGTTAAAGTAAGGTTTAAGACTGGTTCAATTTATTGAATTGATGTTATTTACTAGTTACAGAGCATTGCTAAATAAGTTTTCATAAGAACTATTAGTCCATTGTGTAGCCATAGCAATTGCAATTCCTTGAAATGTTTTACTTCTTAATGTTCTTCTGTGTTCAGGGGATTTGGTATCTTTCAAAGCCTGGTAATACCACATAGGCATCCGCTTTTTTTCTCCTTTTTTACTTATAAATTCAAAGAACTCCCCTTTCTCTACTATATTAGTAGGTTGTAACTTCGGTAAGTTTTTCAACCATAAACAAGTACTTTTCTGAGCTTTATCCCCAAATTGCCATGGTTGTACTATTTGGTCGGGTTTTCTATATTTTCCACTTATTATTCCGATAGGGTTTTCGATTGCTATTTTCATAATAGGAGCGTTAATTAAATCCATAAAAAACTGAATGCTTTTTTGTTGGCTTCCATCAGCTATTTTTCTTTCAAAGTGTCTTGCACCACTTACGGCTAAATCTGTACAAGGAGGAAACGCTATCATCATATCCCATCCATTGTGCATAACTTCAAATACACTTTGTTGCAAGTGCCATTCGGGATGACCACCACTACAGGGTAATAAATCACAACTAAACGCTTCGTGACCTAATAATCTTAATTTTTTTGTTACTGCCTGGGATTCTTCACACGCTACTAATATTTTCATAAGTACTTTTTGTTTTAACATCAGCAACGCTCTGTAACAGCGGTTATATAAGATTGCAAGATGGTTTTGTGTTTGTTTATAATTTAGTTTTTAATTTGTTTATTTATTGGTTTCATTATTATTTAATCAAAGCAATGTGCATTTTTTGCACGCCAAAAATGCAATGCACAGCCGTTAACAAAAATACAAATAACATTTATATAAACAATACTTTTATTAATAAACTTTTAATAAATTTAAAAGAAGAAACTTTCGACTGTAATTAGATTCTTTTCAACACCGTATGCAGTTAAGTCAATGTGTTCATCATGCTTAGCGTTTGGAAACATTGCAACCTGATGAAGATAAGATTCATTCCACGCACCTCTCACTAATATAACTCTCTCGCTCTCTATGTAAGGTGCTGTAGTTCTAGCACGCTCTATCTTTGAAACGCTTACAAAGTTACTTTTAATCTCTGCTATGTTTAGTTTAGTTTGAGATTGTATTAATTGCTTTATAGACTTTCCACTTGCTTTAGGCTCTACATAAATCATTTTTACCTTTATCCCTAATGAGCTAATGTGAGCGGGTATAAATTTAATTAACTCAGGCATTTCAAGGTATTTATCTATGCTTGAATATATCACATAGTTATTACCTATCTTCGCCCCTATTTGTATACCTGTAGGATCGTTCTTAGTGTCTTTAGTATAAGCACCATCTATAAACATTTCCCATTCAATAGCAGGCGGTAAATCCTGTTTATCTATTATCTTAAACCAATCTTTTTTCCACTCTCCTCCTTCTTCTGGTGCAGGAATCTGCATGTATTGACCTGCAAAATTATACCTGTTTGCCTGTCTAATTTGCTCTAATTCGTTAAACGTATGCTTTTGTTCCCATAAAGGTATATTATCCTTATCTAGTGCTGGTAAACATAAATGTTCCCATTCTTCACCGCTTCCACCAGCTAACAGGAAACCGCTTAAATCATCCTCATGTAACCTTTGCATAATAACTATAATAGGCGTGTTTCTATCGTTTACACGTGATCTAATAGTTCCGTTGTACCTTTCGTTAACTGCCTTCCTTTTTGTCTCACTATGCGCATCATCTGGCTTTAAAGGATCATCTATAATGATAGCACCGCTAAATATTTGACTATCTGTAATACCTGCACCGAATCCCGTAATAGCTCCACCGCTTGCAGTTGCATATACACCACCACCATCAGCATTAAACCACTTCTTTTTACCTTGTGCATCCTTTTTAAGTTGCATTTGCCATAAAGATTGGAAACTATCGCTTTCAATGTATTCTTTTGTTTGGCTACTATTGTCTAATGCTAAGTCATCTGAGTAACTTAAATGTATAAATTTTGATGCTGGATTAATTGATAGACCATAAGCAATAAACATCTTTACTGCTAACTCAGTTTTTGAATATCTAGGTGGCACATTTATTATTAATCTTTTAATTTCACCGCTTATTATTTTCATTAATGCATTACATATTAAAACGTGATGATTTGAAACGGTGAAATTTCTTCTATTATTTTCTTTATATACATATCTAGTGAAATTCAATAAATGATTTTCGCACCATATTTTTATATAATTTTGCTTATTAGTAAGTTTCATTTACTTCATTCTTTATGCGCTTAATTTCAGCCTCAGAAAGTTCCTCTTCTTTGTAGTTGATGTTTTCTTGAACAACCATTTGCTTAGGCATCCCGTAGCTATATTGGAAATATAATTTAACCGCCCAATCTTTACCATCATTTAAAGCTGTTTCTAATGCTTCAAATGCTTTATCATGTAATGGGCTTAGCTTTTCTATTAAAGACTGTTCTTCTGCCTTGCTTTTGCGTCCTCCGTTAGTCTTATGTCCTCCGTTGTTTTTTCTATTATCCATAATTAATATAATTTAATTATTTAATTTGTAATTAACTTAATGCTATCTCATTCATAATATTGTATTAACAAATATACGATTAAATTATACAATGCAAACAACCATAATAGTAAAACTATAACTATGATTATACATAATGCTCTTTTCATAATTCATTATTTAGTTTTGTAATTAATTATCCATTGACCGATGTCATGACGGCTTTGTTTTACTCTTTTATCCATAAGATTATACAAAGTAATTTTATTCATAAAATGGTAATTAGCAACAAATATAAACAAAGGTCTTTTATGAAGTTCTACTTTCTGTATTTCAAAATTTGCTCTAATAATTACAATTTAAATATTAATTTTAGTATCTCAATTATAATTTCTAAAACTCCCCAGATTATAGCCATTAGGAAAAACCCAAATATTAAAGTACCTAATATAAAATCTGCATTAGTCATTGTCTCTGAAAGTCTTTTTAATTTTCTCATTTTATTTAAAATTAGCACCTAATAAGTGCATTGTTATTAATACTAAAGCAACTATACCGAAAATTATTACTAAATCTTTTTTCATAACTATTTATTATTTAATTGATACTTTCTTACTTGTTCATTTAACCACTTCATACATTCTTTGTAAATATCAGAAGGAACTTTTTTTTGTAGAGCCTTTTGATTGTATTCTATTTTTTTTCTACCTGCTTTGTTATTTTCTGTCATTTTTATTTTAATTTATTGAATTGATCTATACATAGCTTTTTAAAGTTTCCTCTGCAAATCTTTTATTTATCTGGTTGTATTAGTATTATTACGTTTTTTCTTTGCATTTTATCTTCCGTTTAATGCTATTACAATTTCGTTCCATTCCTCGTTTAACTCAGGGCAAATTTCTTTAATAGAGATTCCTTTTTCTACACACTCTTTAAATAATAGTGTTAGTTCTACTTTTCGCTTTCTTAATTCTGTAAGGGCATATTCTAAAATATAAATATCGCTTACTTTTTTTTCTTTCGATATATCAATAGCGTTTTTTATCCAGTTGCTTTTCATGATTAAATAATAAAGGGCTTATGAAAGGCCCATTTCTACTTTTAATAATTCAATTTTTATTTGTGGGTTTTTGTATGCTTTTGTAGCTTCATCAAAATTTAAAAAATCTTTTCCTAAGCTCCTGATTGCAGATATTTTGCAAACATTAACATAATTAGATTTACCAGAAACAACCATAACTCTGTATTCTGTGTTTTTAATGTTAAAAGAAGTAGTTGTGTAAGTTGTTCCGTTTGAAGTTGAAGTTGTCATAATTTCTATATTTTAGTGTTTCGGTTTATTGCTGGTGTAAAGATACAACTAACTTTAATTAAAACAATGCTTTTATTAAAAACATTATGATTTATTTAACATTTGCATTTAATTATCTTGCGGTAAACTTTATTTACTCTTTCCGAATTTAACCCTCTTGCGTGTAAAAAATACATTATTCTAGTGATTCTCTGTATGTTTGTTTTATTTTTCATTATTTTTTAGTTGTTTAAATTTTTCTAATAATTCTTTTTCGTTTTGTAATCCATAATTATTAAAATTTCTTAAAATCCATTTACCAAATTCAATTGCGTAACCATCAGCTACATCTAAGCATTGTTCAAGGGTTTCAAAATCTTCATTTCTCATTAAATTATGTCGCATTATAATAATGTCAAAACTATTTTTAATCATAAATCCATTTTTCATATCTTATATACTTTGTCTTGTTTAAATTTAATTTCATATTGCATTTTTTTTGCTATTAATTCTTCTTTGCTAAACTCATATTGTCTTGTTTGATTAGCTAACTCTTCAATATTATTTGCGTAATCCAAACCATATCTTTCAATCAATCCAAGACGATAATTAAGTTCGTTACCGTTTAGAAAGCGGTTGCATTTTCTGCACTGG